TGCCAATCTGGAAATCCTCTGCGTCTTTTGGCGTGATCGTGACAGTCAGTTCCTTGCCCTCAATCGGATCCGTGCCGTATCCAACAGAGAACTCCACATATGAAGAATTGCAATCACCCAACACAAGCGTGCCATTTGATGTCAGCTTTTCAACCAGGCAAAAGTCCTCACTTGCCAACTGCTCATTCGTGATCTCGCCGCCATCATATGCGATATTTAATTGCTTATCCACGCTGTCCATGAGGAACAACGCTTTATCTGCATAATCAATCATTTTAATACTCCGTCAAATGAATTTGCGTGGCATTATACCACATCTCATTTTGCGATATAAAATTGATAAACTGTGGCGGATCCATTTTGAAAAGACCAGTCTTGTATGTGCATGATCTGTCATCCCAATATGTCACAGTAATGTTCTGCAGGCTTGCAAACGCATTGACAAGAGTCTCCTGCTCCGCCAGAGTCCTTTTTCTGAGCGTAAACACAACCTCCATTTTAGGATTTTCCGCCACATCATTGTGATCTTTTTGATTTGCGTCTTTCCAGGCGTAAATTATTCGTTCTGTCGGCGTGGTTCCATAACTCTCTTTGACAATCATAGTCTCTGGAATGGTAATCTCGCCGATGATGATTCTGTATCCCAAATATTCACTCATGCCTCAAGCAACCCCTTTCCAGATGACCAAATACTCCTCTCGTTTTCCTCCACCATGATGTCCACAATCCTGTCGCGATTTCCCTCAATGCGCACATTCGTTGCAAACTCTGGTGCCACAGTCCTCAGTGCCGTGATCAGTGCGGATACCAGGCCCGCATTGTTTGATGCTCCTGCACTCGAACTATATGCCGTTTCAATCGATGGCTCAATGTTGAAGGAATCACCGATTGCATCCGTGATCATCTTCTTGTTGTCCTCAATGCCCTGCGCGAAAAGTTCCATCATGTCTGGAGCGTAGGTATGGAAATTTGAGAGCGGGCCTTCTTTCGGCTCAGAGAATCCCAGGAAATCCTTGACAGTGCCTGCAACATCAGACACAGTGCTTTTTAGGCTCTCCCATTTTGCCAGGATGCCATCGATGAAATTCTGGATGAGATCCTTGCCCCAATTCTTTGCCGCCTCGACAAACTCCATGATGCCTTCCTTGACCTTGGTGCCGACCTTTTTGCCGATGCCGATCAAGTTTTCAAACAGATTGCCGATGCCCTCAATGATCTTGATGACAAGATCGCCGCCTGCCTCAACCAATTTCCAGTATGCGTCCTTGATGCCTTCCCACAACTTGTCGATGAGCTGTCCGCCCGCCTCGATCACCTTCGGGAATGCCAAAATCAAAGCAGTGATCAGATGTCCGATGATTACAGGAGCCTTTTCCATCAATTTAGGCAGGGCATCAATCAGACCATCCGCCAGAGCCAGGATGATTTGCAGTGCCGCATCGATCAGTTTGACAAGCATTTCTGGATCAGTCAGTTTGTCTGCCAGTGTCAATATGATGTCAACCACCACAGGGATCAATGTTGGCAGATTCTCAATCAAGGCATCCGCCAGTGTCAAAATGATCGTTGCCGCCGAATCAATGATCTGTCCCGCATTTTCTGCTAGATATGTCCCGAAAAATTCAATCAGTTCAAATGCCGCCGCCGCCAGTTCTGGAAATCCCTCAACAAGACCTTTGATCAAGGATTCGAGCAGATCCAGGCCCGCTTTCATGATGTCTGGCAGATTTTCTCGGATCGCTTTTCCGATACCATTGATGATTGCCTTTGCCGTTGTGATAACCTTGGGAATCATCTTGTTTATATTTTGAATGAGTTTAGACACGCCCTCAGAGATGAGCGGCAGTCCTTCCTCGCCATATCCTGCAAATATCTGAGTGAGTCCGTCCATGATGCTTGTCATGCCAGGCAGGAACTCTGCTTGCAGATTTCTCTTGACACTTGCAAACGCCGTTTGCATATCCTGCAGGCTGTCCTGGTATGCCGCCGCCGCTTTCACGGATTCGTCAGACATCACTCCATCCATCTCATGCAACTTGTCAATCATGGCCTGCGTATCTTCCGCAGATGTGTTCAGCAGTGCGCCAAGTTCTTTGGCAGATCCGCCAAGCAACTCGCTTGCCAGGGCAGTTCTCTCAGCTCCATCGCCCATGTTCTGCAGTCCAGAAATCGTTGCGGCAAACAGCTCCTCCGTGGACATACTTGCCACCTGCTCCTGCGACAATCCAAGGGCCTCGAACTTGTCCGCGCTGTTCGCGGCATTCTTCTGCAGTGTGATCAATCCTCTTGACATCGAATCAATGCTTGTTCCGCTGTGCTGAAGGACTGCATCCCACTCCTGGTATGCCTGTGCGCTGATACCCATCTTCTGCGATGCCTTGTCAATGTTGTCACCATAGGCCGCAACCTCTGATGCACCCTTGACGATTTCTTTTGTGGCAACCACTGCCGCCGTGCCGACAGCCGCAATCGCCGCCGTTCCGACTCCCGCCGCAGTCTTGAGTCCACTGCCGATCTTTGATGCAAAAGATGATGTCTTTTTGGATGACTCGTCCAACCCTTCGTCATATTCACTTGTGTCAAGGCTTATTTTCGCAAACAGGTCAAATACGTTCACTCAGTTTCACCACCTTTATTCAGCCGATTTTTGAAATCGGATATGATATCCTCCGCGCTCCTGGTCTCTTTCGTCTTTTGCTTTTCCACCAGATCAATCCATCTTCTCGTCATCGTGGATCTGTGGCTCCCGCCTGCAGAGTTTTCCGCGATGGCTTTGAGCGCATCGGTGACATAAACTTGATATGCCTTTTTTCTCTGCTTTTCAAGAAAAGCGGATACGCAATGATCAATCACATATCCGCTCCCGAAAAGCTCTAACAAATCTAACCTTATTCCCTCGACACACCTGGAGTATTCGTCACTCCCAACTGTGCCAATGAAGTAAAAAAACTTATCACGGACTGATTGCCAATGATCTCGCTGAAATTGTCGAGATAAAAATCAATTCCATGATCGTCAACCTGCGCAGGTTCCACAAAACAACACAGCGCGAGAATCTCCAGAGTCTCGTCTGCGTGAGTGTCCATCACGGCATCCAGGATCGCCATTGCATTCTGCTTGATCTGCGCCTCAGATCGCCTCTTGTTTTCCGCCAAGGCACTCCTGCGCTGTTCATCTGTCATGTCCTTTGTGATCTGGATCATGGCAGGCATATTCTTGCGAATGCCCATGATGTCCGTGTCAGACAGCCACTTTTCAACACTCTTTTTGATTCTGTAGGTCTGTCTCAAAAATTCGCTTGGCTTGCAATTAGCCAGATTCTTGCTCATTTAGCAATACTCCTCTCTTTTTTATGACGATATGCTTCTGGAATAATAGGTCACATTATCGTCAACAGTGGTGTCAGTAGTAGGTCTGTACTCGTCACCAACAAGCACATACCATCCCTGCGTACTAGGATTCTCCGTTCCGACAGGACTCACGGCAGTGTACTCATACACAGGTGAAGTGGTCGCGTCACTGGAGTAGAACTCCATCGGAACCTCGCTCTGTGCATTGATTGATACATGGCCCGTGATCGTCAGTGCCACAGTGCCTTTGCCGTTCTTCGTGGTCTGCAGGCTGAATCCGCCAGTGGACAGCGCATTCTTCAGCTTGATTGCGACAAATCCTCCATTGGCCTTGTCACCAACCCACCAAATATCGGTGAAATCATCCTGGCTGAGGCTTGCTCTAGGCACGATCTTGGTGGAATCCAATCCATCAATGTCGGCGCACCCAAGTGCCATCTTGATCAGCGCAGGAGAGGTTCCAAGAGCAGTAGTGGCGATGGAGCAATCCCATCCATCCAGGTGCTTGAACTCTTTCATATTATTGGGAGCATTGTCAACATCCTCGCCAAAATCAGAGAAAGTAGGCACGCAACTGGGATTCACGCCGCCAGTGGTCGCACAGATGATGTCCGTATCCTGCACATTAGGACTCGCAGGATTGAAAGTCTTTAGCAATACGCCTGCGTCAAGCTGTAGTGCATTGAAAGTAGACTGCGGAATTTTTGTGAATCTTCCCATCTCTATCTTTTCCTCCTTAATACTTTGTTAAAAACTCAATTTCCACAACAAATCTGATCCGCCGCACGGATCTGTCTGTTGGCTCGTCCATTCTGTCAGAATGCATCACTCCGTCTGGCAACCGCACCATCATGTATCCGCCATCAATCGGAATGGCAGGTCTTTCGTCTGCCGCGATCCTCTGCGCGATGTAGTCTGCCTTTTGGCTGATCTCCGCCCAGGAATTGCTCCGATAGTAGATTGATGCGGATACCTGCGTCTTTGCGTCCAGATTGCCCGCCACGGCCTCATAGGTGATATATGGCATCACTGCATCGTCTGGAACCGATAACTCATCATATGCAGTCAATCCGAAACTCGACCAAAATGCCTGTTGCGCCTGCCACTTGTTATTCGTTGCCGACATCACGCACCTCCGTTCTGAGGTTTCACAATGGAGCCTGTCGGTGTCCATTCCTCTGCCGTGACCTGCCTCATGTCAAGAGCAGTGCTTGCAGGCGTGTACTTGTCATCTCCGTCTGATGTGACGCGAAATATTTTGCCATCACGCTCACGCTTGAACACATCATGATATTCCAGTGTCATCGCGCGGCTCGTTGTGACTGTGTACCTGCTTGTCACGCCCTGTTTTTCGCCAACCCTTGCCTCAATGGAAGTGTCAAAAGTGATCGCGGCCTGGAACTCAGCTCCCTCAACAAAGGTGTCGATGTATCCGCCGTATCCGTCAGCCTGCTTGGATTTGGTCACATATATGCATTTTTCCATCGCATCTGACAACAAACTCATATCTTCCTCCACTGCGCCAGGCGATTTGCGAATGCGCTCTGCCAACCACCTGCAGATTCTCCGTCTGCATTTCCGCTCCCTTTAGTGTACGAATATCCGCCAAAGGACTCGTTTGTGAATGGTGACATTGACGCACTGTCCACGCCGCCGTATTTGGCCTGCCAAGCGTCTATTTCCTTATCAATGGCAACTACTTCCTTCGGAATCGCAAGACTCCAGATTGAGCCATTAAATGACTCATCAGACAGTCCCTGGATGCCTGCCGCTTTGTACTGATACACTCCGTCATTCAAGACAGAACCAACAATGCGGATATACTGATTCTCCAACAGTCCAAGGTCTAGTGATGGCGTAATGACTCCGCCAGAGATCGTGAAATCCCCAAAATACCTCTCTCTATCGAAATAATTCCTCAGATATCCGCACAGTTCGTTCAACATATTATTTCTCCTTCTTGCCACCGCGCTTTTTGCCAGTGGTCACAGGCTTTTCATTAACAGCCGCCTTGGGAGCGTTTTCCGCGCTCCCTTTCGGCTTCTTAACCATCATTCCGTCACCCAAAACAACAGTCATGATGTCTCCTCCTTATTTAGGCATTAACAAGCGTTAAGCCAGACAGACCGAAAAGCTGAATGTTCTTGTGACCTGCCGCATCCGTCTGCATAACCTTGACCTTCTGATGATCCTTGTCGGTGATCTTGAACACGGCATCCTTGTCGCTGTCGAGCGTCTGCAGATCCATGCCAGATGCGCTCGCCACCAAGCCAACCTTTACGTTCTCGTAGGTCAGACCAGACGAGAAATTGCTGAACTTGAGAGCAATGAAGTATCCGTCACCTGCAAGAGGGCCGCTAGGCGAGAGTCCGCCCTCCTGGAAAATAAGCTCACCTGTGATCTCACCACCGCTTACAGCGATATTATCCTGGAAATCGCTTGGAGTCTTGCTCGTCCAGGGATAGGTCATATCGTCTGCATCGGGAGCTACAGTGAGATCAGTTAGAAAAGAATCGTCAATGGATCCCTTTACAACGCCTGCCGCATACTCCACAAAGAACTGGATGCCAGACATCACAAGAGATTCGATCTGCGCTCTCTCGTTGTTCTGATAACCCGAATTGATGCCGATATAGCCAAGTTCGTCAGCAGTCAGCTTGAACGCACCTGCGATATCGCCGCTCATGGTCAGATAGTACATAACGAGATTCTGCTTTGCCGTTGCCAGGAATGTACCCTGCGTGATCTGACTGGACATGATCACAGTGCCAAGGCCCAGGAAATTCTCAATGTAGTTCATGCCGAATGCAGTCTGAACAGTGATCGTTGCGCCGCCCAGATAGTCAGCCATGTCGAGAGGATTTACAAAGTACACTGCCTCTGCCGTATCATCCTCAAACAGAACCTGGAGCTGTCCCCATGCCGCCGCCAGAGCCTTCTGCAGGCCAGAGCCAACCACGGAAGTACTGCCAGTGATGGTTCCGTTCAGCAGAGTAAAGAAATCAGTTCTGATTCCCTTCTGCACATCCAGGAGCATTGCCTTGTCGGTGTTGATCACGGACTCATTGTATCCACTCTTCTTGATCGCCTCTGCTGATACGGCCTTGCGCCACTTCTTCAGCGTGATCTCGCCCACGGGAGTCTTGGTCTGAGCATACTGGCTCAGAGGGATGATGTCACCCTCATCCACGGAACCGCTCTGGAGCGTGCCGCTAGTGGTGTAGAGATACATCGTGGTGCCTTCCATCATCGGGATCTTTCTGGTTACGCCCAGAACCTCGATCAGTTTCTTTAATGAATTGTGCGCGAACTGCGTCACAAAATCGATTTCGCGAACCTTTTTCATCTGCTCGCTCGTGATGAGTCTATCTTCTGCACTCATTTTTTCTTCCTCCTCTTAGATTCCGAACACCTCTGGATTGTCCATCATGGCTTTTTGCCTCTCCGCAGTGTCCGTGATTTGCATTATTTGTTCCTTTGTCATTTTGGCACCCTTGCCTGCTCCGCCAGGTGGATTCGGTGTCTCTGCGCCGCTCTTTCCCTTAGTCTCGATGTGATCCGCCCACTCCTCCTTGATGGATTTTAGCAGGTCGCTCGCAGTCTTGATCTTGCCCTTTTCGTCAAGTTCCACTCCGTCAACATCGGAATACTTGAGAATCTTGGCAAAATGTTTTTCGGGGACTCCTGCGTCCTTTAAGACATCCTTATATGCCGCCTCCTTTGCCGCCCGTGCCTCTTTCCTCGCCACATCAGCCTTGTAATCATCAAACTCCTTTTTCAAAGCCTCATATGACTTGCCGCCGTTCTTTGCGACCTCTGCTTTGAGATCATTCAGTTCCTTTTGAACTCCGTCAAACTTGTCTGCCTTTTCCTTGTAGGAATTTGCCTTGTCAAGCTCGTCCTTCAAACCGCTGACTGTCTCAGTGTGCGCCGTGATAATTTCGTCTATCACGGATGCGTCAATTCCTTTTGACGCTAAAAATTTTCTCGTCAGTGCCATGCTCTCTCTCCTTTTCTTCGGTGGCTGTCCCTTGCCATTTGTTTGAACATTTATATACAAAAAGAGCCAATGATCAAAGGTGTCATACCCTTGATACACTGGCTCCTATTGCCCTTGCTCGCACCCGATTGTGCTTGCGTCATATTGAATTTTTTTGGATTCTTCCAGGATCACGATCCCGTCCTTCTTGCGCCGTATCAGCACATCATTTCCTCGTTTGAGGATGGTCTGGATGACCTGGATCGCATCTTCAGTTATCTCCACTTTCAATTATATCACCAACCTCTCGCAATTTCAAGAAAAAATGCCCAAAACGCTTGATTTGTGTGTCAATTTGACTGCAGTTCCTGCTCGACATACTGTCTGATCTGATCCTCGTTGCGCTCCACCGCATTTTTGAGGAACCGATTTGGTTTCATGCCGTGCGTGATGTGCCACTTGCCATCCTCATCCTCATATCCCCACGGATCCTGCCTGCCATCGCCATTCACGGCATAGATTCCAGTACCCTCATGGACATAGATCCCATACTCGACATTGGTGCCGATCAGCACCGATTTGTCATCCGCATCCACGGCATGAGTGATGCTGTTCCGCAGGTTTCCCGTGTCCACCCTGCGCGGATCGTTCTCCAGTTCGTCCTTCGCCTCGCCCTCAAGATGCAGACCGATTGCCTCCAGGACAGCCAGAACCTTGTCATTCATCGCTCCCTTAAACTCTATGCTGTTGTCCGTCACGGATACGCTCATATAACACCTCCGTCTGAGCCATTATAAACACTGGCATAAAACTCCTTGTAACTTTCAACAGCCTCTTTTGGTGCCTTGTCCGTCAATTTATAGATGAATTCCTTCTCGTCAAAATAGTACCACTCATCATTTTGCATGAAATAAGGCTTTTCTGGAATCGTCATCAGAATCCCTCCTTTTTCAGCCACTCATTCATGGCCTTGCCCAGTTCGTTAGGCTTTCCACACTGGCTGTTTGCAAATGCCTCTGCGAATCCCTCATAATAGTTTGTGCGTCCATACTCAGACAGATTGTCTTTGATGGAGAAATCGGGATTGTTAGTGCGTGCTATTTCTATTATCTCATTCCAGATATTCTTTGCGCAATCCTTTTCTGCATTTTGGTAAACATTTCGAATCTGTGATGCAGATGGACTGACGATCTTGCCCACCTTTTCTTTTAATGCATCATAGTCTGTCCTGGCAACGCTCACAGCCTTTTCAAGTATATGCCCATACTCATGTGTGACTGTATAAATGATCAGATTGTCATCACTGCATGGCATACTCCAGAATGCATCAACGCCGCGCTTTTCAGTCTCTACAAGGGAATCCTTGTCTTTATAATATTTTGCGGCAAGACCAAGATTTGTGTTTTCCGTCAGATTTCCATTCGGATCTGGTATAAATCTTCCGCTTGTGTATCCCTGTGCTTTTCCATGCGGCGATGCCGTGAAATATCCCGCATTTTTGTCAGTGATCGCGCCGAATCTTGTATTGAGTCTCTGCAACTGATTGACCTGCGCACAAAGAAGATCCTCGTTAATGTTTTTAACGTTCGGCTCTACATTGCTGAACATGGTATCCAGGATTTCTTGCGCCTCCTGTCTGTTTGTTGCCTCTTTAAGTTTCGGTTCCTCCTCCTCTGGCTTGCCACCTTTTCGGTACTCGTTGCGATAACTCTCAGCAATGGCATCGCCCTTTTCCATCTGATCAGTGATGGAGCGGCTCTCTGATTTCTTTTCAGCCTTCCACTCATCGTATGTCTTGCCATCAATCGCCGACTCGTCACGCAGTTTTTCCGCCTGTGGTGTCAGTCCCGCGACCACCGCTCTGAGCGTGCATCTGCAATTATAGATGAGGAATGGTTCTGCCGTGGGATCTCCAGGATACATGATCTCATATCCGTCAACCTCGAATGGATCACCAACCTTTTGCTTCTGTCCGTCAAGCACTCGATGCTCATGCCTGGTTCGATCATCCAGAGTGGCCCGCCACATCTGCTCCATCTTGATGCCCATGTCCTCGGCACGCTTGTACGAATCCACGCGACCTGCATTCTGTGCGCCAGTGGTCATCGTCCTGGCATTGCGGATGGCGGCCTTCATGTCCGAATCGCCAACCTCCTTTGCAAGCCTCTTGGCAAGCTTTGGAATGCTCTCTCCCTGCAGGATGCCCTGCGTCATGACTGACTGGAGCTGTTGTTTGTTCCATCGCACGGCCTTGCCCTCTGCGATCTCCTTTGATACCTTCTTGCCAGGAGCAGGCAACATTGTCGGATCATCCCTCATCAGACGCTCCACGCTCTGACGATCATACAAGGTGAATGATGTGTCCACCTTCGCGCCTGCCTCAGCCTCATATGTGCCGTAGTTAAAATTTGTGGCATAAACCTCTGGCAGATAATGATTGATCGTACTGTATGCAAGCTGATCAGCATGATACAGATCCTCCGCGACTGTCTGTTTGAGATTTTCCCAACGCTGTCCGACAGCCATCTGACCGATGCGCCACTGATTGTACTGCTCCTTGGTCTTGGTGCCATCCTTGACCCATTCCTGCCACTTCTGATCCTTTAGCGCAAACCGCGCCATGTAGTCATCCAGTTTTGCCTGGATTTCCTTTTCCGCCTGTGTGTACTCCTTTTGTATGCGCTTTTCCATCTCCGCCAGGAGTCTCTCAGTCTCCTCATGCGCAGGATCAGTTTTTCGAACAGCCATTATTCATCCACATCCTCGTCTTGTGTCTCGTCAATCTCACTCGCCCTGGACAGCTCGTCCGCCGCCATCTGCTTGAGTAGGTCATCCGCCTGGTCTCCGTCTCCCAGGATCGTCAAAATCTTCTGCGTGATGTAGTCATCGGGCAGATATGATGCCGCCTGCAGGACTGTGGTCACTTCCTCACTCGTGTTGACAAGCATCGACCTGGTGAATGTCGGCGCATCCTCAATTCCCGCCAGTGCCAGGATGCCCTGCACAAAATCTATCACGCAATATTCGAACTGATCAGCCTTGGCATTCATCGGCTCGTATGCCGCACGGATCTGTGTTGCCGTTGCCGCTCCAGACGCAATTTCCTTGATGTCAAGTGCCATGTAATCATCATACAGATCAGCCTTGATGCGATCCAGGAGTTTCTCCCTGGCCTCATACGGGATGTTGACTGTCACTGCCTCCACATCCTGCCCGTCCATCGGTGCCGCCGCTTTGGTCATCTTCAGTCTCTGCAGGAACTGCGCCAGATCAGCGTCATCCATGCCTCCTGCGCCGCGCACGATCCAGTAAAGCTGTGCATTGTCCAGATCATTCTCAAATCCGTTCTTGATCATGTCATATGCATCGATGCCCTCCTGCAGGCCCACGATCTCACTCTGATGCTGTGGATTGCCCCACATCGGCACAATAGGGAATGACGGATAGTTCTCTCCGTCCATGATCTGCATCCCGTCAATCTCGCTCGTGACGATGTTGACGATGTATGACTTCTTCGCATTCAGCACTCTGCCGTTTGAACTGTTGGCATCCCAGATATAGTCCGTGTATCCGTCCTCTTCATACAAGGTGGCCCGCAGTGGCTTTGACGGATCAACCTGCCACCAACGCACGCCCGCTCTGAGGGAGCCATTCTCCTCATCCCACAGAGGCGCGAACTCAGTCACCTTAAACACCTCAAGATGATCCAGGTTCCAGAATCCGAATGCCACGCCGCCGATCAGTGCATCCTTGCCTGCCTTCTGCAGTCTGGTATCAAAATCCTCGCCCAGGCTCTCCTCCGTGGATGGCTCATTCCATGTCACGCCGTTTCCAAGCAGGAACTGCGTCTGCTGAATGACGAACCTGTCAAAGAAATTGCTCACAACCTTGTGATTCGGGGAATACTTGTCTGGCACGATCTGTCCCGTGACTGTGGTGATGGTCTTTTGATACTGCAGAATCGTCACATTCTGCCTTGCATCATACTTGTATGCCGTGACTGCAGTGCGATACAGATCGCTTGACTGGTGCGTGTTGATGACTTTTCGCACAAAATCAATCTTGGCGGAATCATTCTCGCCAATGGCTTGCAAATCTTGATATGTGATCATGGTCTTTATCTCCTTTGCGCATAAAGAGAATTGATTGTTGAAAACCTGGCGAGCCGTGCGATGGCTCTTTTGCGGTTCCCTCCGCAACAGCGACAAGCTGACAGGATTCCCCTACCAGGCGAAAGGTATCATATGACAAAACAATGAGAAAAGAATTTACATATAAATCGATGGCACATAAATGCCTTTATGGACTGCGATGCGCTTGGTCTTGACAAAATACCTTGTGTCATCCATTGCATGATCGCCGACCTTGAGAGGTTTATCCTCAGTCTCACATGACGCATCCCAGACATATCCCTGCGCCTCCTTGAGCCAGTTCTTGCAGGATGGTGATATCTTGATCTTGCCAGTCTGGATGGCTGATGCCGTTTCTCTGATTCCGTCAAGCACGGCATTGTCTGCAGGCGTAACCTTGTACCAAGATTTCTTGCGTAGCAGAGTGATGAATGATGCCGCTGACGGATCAATGATGGTCTCCATCTTTTCGAGATATGCTCCCTGCTGTTTCTCGCGCTCCTTCATGATCGGCTCAATCAGAGCGTCCAGGGCAACAGCATACTCCTCATCCGTCTTTTGCACTCCAGTGTCGCGGCCCGAATAATAATACTCTCTGATCCGATACCACACCTTGTCATATTTGCCCCACAGACCTGCCGAAAATGCATTCATGGTGCCATAATCGACTGACAGACAGTATTTCTCTGCCTGCGTCTCTGGCTCGCTGTCAATGGCATCCTGGTACATGGGATAGATCAGTCCCTCCGCCAGAGTCCATTCACCTTCGATGTACCTGCCATAGTAGACAGTTCCCGCATACTCCTTGCAGAGGTTCTCAACAAACTCCTTCGGCAGGAATGGATTGTCAAATATCGTGTATTTTTGGATATATGCATCAATGTCGGGCCGATCAATAAACAATTTGAGCCAGTGTCCAGGAGACTCTGGATTGCATGATCCGTCAAACATGGAGTATTCCTTGTCCAGACGCGACTGGAGCATGGCAAAAACCTCTGGATTCCACTTGGCAATCTCGTCTCCATAGCAGTATTTCACGGACATACCCTGGATCTTTGCCACCTGCGTGATCTTCTCCGCGCCCAGGCAATACACATCCTCGCCGCACACCCTCGCGATGTTGCGTCCGTTGATGGTTCCGACAAGACGATCAGTAAACATCTCCCGCATTGGCTGAAGAACATCTCTCTCTATCGTCTCCCTGCTCACGCCCAGGATCAGATTGAGTCCTGGCTTGCCGTGAACCTGGCGCAGTCTGTATGGAATCACCGCATTGACATCCACATATGACTTTCCAGATCGAACCGCGCCTAACCGACCTTAAGATTCCATCTGTAATTCGCATTTCGGATATATTCCAATTGCTTCGCTGAGAACTTAAGCATAGCACCACCTCCTCCCGCTCGGATCGTTTCTAACGCCCGTAATATATCGAGATATGGTGTTAGGTCGCATTCCAAGTTTCTTTCCTGCGGCCTTTACGCTCTCAAATTCATGGACTACTCCATCAGCATCAACCATAAAAACACGCTTATTCATTTTCGAGTGATCGTAGTTTCCGACTCCTGGATTTATAGGTCTTTTATAGTCCTTATCTGCATACTCCCAAATATAACCTTTGTATGTAGCACATCCTTTGCCCAGGCAAGCCTTAGTGATCCCTTTTCGGTTTATGCCCATTATTCTAGCCGCCTCGGATTGTGCGCCGAATATCCTCACGATTTCTCCCGTCTTTGGATCAATCATTTTGACTCTCTGATGATTCGGATGATCCTCGCCTGTTTTCACAATCAATGCATCAGCAGTTTCTCCGCCGCTCGATATATTATATCCACGGCATCTGTCATTCGTGCCATACATAGATATCAATGCTATTTCTGTCTCGCAGGCAATCTCTTTTGATACTCCTGTCAATATCACATCATGCTCGAATCCGTCCCATCCATATTTTTTTATGGCATTTCCAAAAAGTGTGCCTTCATAGCCGCATCCTTTTTGCCATCTCCTTTGCGGATTCTGTCTTGTTATCCCGACATACTTTTTGCCGTTTGTCTTGTTTGTGTGAATATAAACAGAATACTCATTCTGCCTCTGACTTAGCTTTATTAACGATTCCATTTAATATCGCATCCAATCTTGTGATGGCCTCTTTGTCCTCATATTCCACGCTGTCCTTCTGATCCAGGTACTGCTTGCCTAACCAGATGCCCATTGCCGCATTCTTTTCAGCCAGACGAAATTGCGCCCTGCGGAGAGAAACTTTCCCTCGCTCCCTTTTTATCGCAAAAACATCGGAAAAATTCATTCCATACTCCCGATTGCACCATGCATTCAATGTTTTGTCCGTCACATCGAACCATGCACAAATCTCCGTGTATGTGCATTGCAGAGCGCAGAGCTTTTCGAATTCAGTTTTATCTATTTCTTTTTTAGGTCTGCCGCCTGGCATACAAATCACCTCAGTTCTTCGGGCAATAGTCATCATGAAACAAATAAATCATAAAATAGACTTACTCTATTTAATCATATCACACATTTTCAGAAAACACAATATGTTGTGGTCATATTTTTCCGCCAACACAAGATGTAGTGGTCTGAGCGTGAAAACGATCATAATCGCGCAGGTCACGCCTCATGCGCTTTAAGGCTTTTTCGTAATCACGCCGCAGGCTCTCCGAATCCGTCCTGGCGATGGCATCACGCAGGCGATCCATCTCTGAGACAAAGAGATCACGCATCTTGTCCATCACTGCCCTCCGTGAGGCGCACGGCCTGTTTTCCAGTGAGATTCTCCCAACGCTGAAGAATGATGTCGCAGTAGTGAGTGTCAAGCTCGCACATGAAGCATCTGCGGCCCGTCTGCTCGCAGGCAATCAGTGTCGAACCACTTCCTCCAAAGATGTCCACGATCAGATTTCCCTTTTTGCTGTATCTGTTAAGGAACCATCCCGCCAGTTTTGCAGGCTTCTGAGTAGGATGATGTCTTTTGTGATCAAACTCCTGCTCCGTGCCGAACACGCCCGCCCATTTCACTCTGGCAATGTCGCGCTTGTGCTTCTTCCTGCTCCAACACAACTCAAAGCAGGAGCCATACATTTTATCTGAGGAATAATCTTCCTCGATGTTGTCATTGCCATTTGCCCTCTTGTCCCAGACGATCCAGGAACCATCGTTTTTATTGGGCAACAACTCCGCATAGTAGTCAGCTCCCCACATGAACATCTCGTCTGCATCGATGGCAAACACTGCATTGATCATCTCTGGATGGAACTCGTCCACCTTGCCCTGGTCATACTTTTTTCCGCCAGTGAATCCCTTTTCCTTTGCGAAATCAAGGTGATTTTTCATGTCACTGTAGTCCGTGTCAAGGTTCATGCCATATGGCGGATCAGTGAAAACCATATCGGCCTTCTGCCCGTCCATCAGCTTTTCAATCACGTTCACATCTGTGCTGTCACCGCAGATCAGTCTGTGATCGCCCAACTGCCAGATGTCTCCCAGATAACACCTTGCCTCAATTTCCTCTGGCATCTCGTCCTCGACAACCTCAACCTGCCCCTCATCGTCATCAAGGATGCTGAAACCGAATTTTGTCATGTCGATGTCAAGGATGTCATCAAGTTCATCTCCCAGGAGATCAAGATCCCACTCCGACTCGTTTGTCTTTTTGTCCGCCAGACGCAGGGCATTGATCTGCTCATCCGTCAAGCCATCGGCATAGACGCACGGCACTGACGCGAGCTTGAGTTTCTTCGCCGCCAGGAGCCTGCCGTGACCAATCACCACCACATTGTCCTTGTCAATCACGATAGGCTGTTGCCATCCAAACTCCTTGATGCTGTTGGCAATGTGATCCACCTGGTCAGCGGGATGCTTTTTCGCGTTTTTCTTATATGGTTTCAGATCCTTAATTTTCAGTTCCTTGATTTCCATGCTGTCCTCCCGTTTTTTCGGCATTGCGCTCCTCGCAAACCTTTTTATATTCCTGCACGATGATGTGCGTCTCTGCCTCCGCCGCGCTGATCTTGTGCTTCTGGCAGTACTTCTCAAGATACTCCTCGAAATCGCCCTTTTTAGTCATCTGCAATCAATCCTCCCTCGCTATCCTCGTCATCGTATGGCGGCATTCTCGGCACCAGGATCGGCACAACATTTCCGACCTGGCACCCTTTAGCCTTCAGCAGGTTTCTTGCTCCCTTGGCATTGTTGAGCGTGTCATACACTAGCAGATTGTGCCACAGGTCAATGGGATGCACACCGATGAATCCGTCCGTCTGCTTGATGTAGTCCATCGCCTCGCGCATGATCTTCTTCTTGCCAAGCATCGGAACAACCCTGCCAACACCGATTGCGAATCTGATGTCCTCATATGGTTTCTGTATCTTCCTGCATCCCTCAATCATCTCGTCCATGTCTGGATATTTATTCATCGTCATCCTCCTCTCTCGGAACAATCACGGGCATATTTAAAATGTCTTGCCTGTTAGCACACACATGACCATCCACGCTCCAATTATCAAACGCTATTTTGTTACGGTCAATCAAATCGCCATGCTCAGGTGGAATTTCAATCAACGGACAATCTTCATCACGCTTATCTCTAATCTGCGTTACATCCTTTCTTGTTCTTCCACACACTCCCAATTCGTCATAATGGTTTATGTATAAAAGAAACTGACATGTTCGACAAACCATTGGCATTTCCATGCCTTTAATCAATACGCTCATTCTGCGTCACCCCCGTTCGTCATAAATGTTCCGCAATTCGGGCAATACTGATATTTATAATCAATCAACTCAACCCACTCGCCCTCATCACCTATCTTTTTACATCCGCATTCTGAACACTTATAGCCTCTGAATTGCCCCTTATCATCAATTCGCGTTATCCACACGCCCGATTCGCTTCTGTCCACGGCAATAATCTTAACATTCTCCGTTTCAACCCTGTCACCATGCAACACCAATTCAGCCTTGACGGGCGGCTTGTGTTCCACGGGATAGTCATATTCAACCAATGCTATGAATTTCATTCCGTCACCTCCTGTTTGCCAATTAGCACAAGCACAAGACCACATTTTGTATAACGCAAATATTGTTCGTTTGTATAACACTTAACGATATATCCATGTGGCTTTCCACTTCCGTCACTATAACCTAAATAGAAATAATACTTTTTCATTTGGTCACCCCCTTTAAGTGCTCGTTGATGATATGCAATATCTGCGATTTCTCTTGACTTAGCACACTTGCGACAATATCCTCAATGTCTTTCTCCGTATTCCCCTTGATGATATATACAACGCAAAGGTTGCCATACTCCGTTATTTCTGCCTTGACTTTTTCCCACGCCTCAAGGGAGCGGATTGCCATATCAAGGGATTCAAGTCCGTCCGCGTATTCCTGTGTTTCGTGACCATAGCCATCTTCTGCGTAAATATCATCGCGTATGGTATTTATGTTATCAATCGCTTCTGCTACTGTCATTCATTCTCCTCCATCTTTGCCCCGCATGACGGGCAATACTTAAAAAAGGATTTTGCATGGTTCCCAATCGGAATAGTGTTTCTGCATCTGGAGCAGTGCCAGTTCCCGATTCTAGGATTTGCATCATACTGCACCCAATACATATGCCCAGATTTCTCATTGACTGATGGCAAATGATATAAAGCATAATATGCAGGGCATTTATTGATGCAATCATATACTGGACATTTGTCGCACATCGCATCCATCGCCGCCTGTCTGCTGATTAAATCATTCATTCCTCACCCTCCTGCATCTTCTTCAAATACTCCTTGCTAGTAAGTATTTTCTTCTGGAATCTCGCAAGAATTTTATCATACTCAGAATCGGTGATTACTCCGTGAATCCGTGCGGCAACTATGCCAAAACCGACCTTGTTGACAAATTCCGCATTCTCTCCATATGTGAATCCTTGATGATTTGCTTGTGTTTCATAATCGTCTGCCAATGCCCCGTGATGAAATTCAATGATCATTCACTCTCCCTCCTTTTTCTCATAAAACTCACACTTTTTGGCGTGGCTCCGCGTTGTTTCGCCATCTCTGATGACAAAAAGCAATTCC